TATATCAAAGGTGGTGCAGAACGCCTAATTGAATTACTGCTAGGTTGGTATCACTAATTAAGAAAGCCCTTCAGGCGATGTTACGCAATGTTGAAAATTTAAGGGGGTAAGGGGGTTTCACCCAGCACTAGAGCACCAGTACTTTTCATAAAAACAAAAGTATTTATTAATATGAATATAGATACTAAAGTTTGTTTTACTTGCAAAGTTGAGAAGCCTATATCAGATTTTTATATTCATTCTCAAACAGGTAAGCCATTTACTCATTGTAAAAGATGCGAGTCAGATAAAGGTAACAGGGAATATCAACAATATATTGAAGATAACGGAGGAAGTGATAAGGTTCGCAGGTATCCTGGTGAATGGGTTGATGAATATCAGAAAGAGAATGTTGAAGGATTCCTCAAAGTAATAGGATGGAAACATAATGGTAAGCACTGGTTCAAAGAAGGTGTTCGTTCAGGTGAAGATGGTGTTTGGGAAAGAATGAGAGGAAGGAAGAAATATAGAAAACCTCCAGCAGTACCAAAAAAATCACCAGTAATGGAAAGACTTAGAACACATATCGAAGATATTGTTAAATTAAGGAAAGAGGGTATGAACTTATCAAAGATAGGAACTATTTATAATACATCAACACCATACATAACAAGAGTAATAACTGAATATTATGAGGCACAAAAAGATAGCAGAACTGGAAATACCTGAAGACTATTTTGAACTTAGTCCTGAAGACAAAGAAACAATCTGTATGGTTATAATGGATAATCTACTTAGAGTAATAGATAAGAACTTCAACCCTGCTTTAAATAGAGTTGAGTTGATGAACAAGTTATTGGATTCTAGTATCCAAACAAACATAAAAGAAGAAACGTATGAGGTGGCACAGGTTCTTTATGATATTAAACAAATACTGAATGAAGCCTGAGATTAATGATTATTTATCCAGACACTACTACACACTACTAAGTATTTCTTTCAAATATACGAAGAACAATGATTGGGCTTCAGAACTTCTACACGAAGTAATACTCCAACTATACGATAAAGATGAACTGAAATTAAAACTTGATGATAACAGTATTAAGTATTATATTATAAGGATGTTAATGGTTAACTGGTGTTATCCATCTTCACCATTCTACATTAAGTATAAGAAACATAATCACACTCACGTAGACTTGAAAGAGGCTATGATTATCGTTAACGATGAAACATCAGATGAACATAACTTTATGGATATATTGGAACAAGAGTTTTCAGATACTTTTTGGTTTTCCAAGATTTTGTTTCAGAAATATATTCTTCTCGGTTCATTAAAGAAAGTAAGTGAAGATACCAAGATACCTTTAACAAGTATTAAACGTTATATAAAAGAAACCAAGACAGAAATAAAGTTGAACGTAATAAATAGATTTGACAATGAATAGAAGGGAAAGAAGATTATCAGAAAGACAGGGGTTAAAGATTAGAAAAGAAATACATAAACAAGTTCAAAAGGAGTATGAGTTAATAAAGAAGACAGGAAGGTTTCCAAGTTTCTTTACACCAGAAATGATTGAACAGTTCAAAGAGAAAAACAATATGTAATATGTGTAATTGTAAAAAGAAACCAGAACCAACAGTAATCGTTGAAACACCCGAACCAATAAAAATACCTCAACCACCAATCCAAGAAGATTGGTATAACAATATAGATACAATAGAACCAATTAAAAAACAAGAAGATTAATATGGCAAAAGGATGTACAAGTTGTAAGAAGAAAGCAGCAATCACTTCGTTACCACCATTAGAAGAAGAAATGTTTATTCCCAACGTAGAGGAAATTAAACTTGCTTACGCTGAACTAACATCATTGGGTGGAGTTAAAGAAGATAAGAAAGAATTTATATCTAAGGTATATCAATACTTATTTGAAGAACCTTTTGATTTTAATTGTAGAGGATGTGGAAAAACTCAAGCAAGAAGGTTCTATAACCATATGAAGAATATATTAAAACTAATATAATGAGTAAGGAGAATAAATCAAACGAATTAGAATATGAACAAAGGATGGAACGTGCCTTTGAGATGATGTTGTATGAGAAAAAATCATATGATGAATTTAAGAAACAGTTCGCACAAGAATTTGATGTAACAACAAGACAAGCTGAAAACGTTTGGAAGGATGTTAGGACACGTTTAAAGGAACGATATACACAGAACCAAGAGGAAATACTAACCGAACAATTAAATCGTCTGTATGACCTTTTAAATCGTTGTAGACTATCAGGTAATCGTAGAGTTGAATCAGAGGTTCTAAGAGATATAACAAAGATATTAGGAATGGAAGCACCGAAGAAAGTAGACCTTACTTCAAACGGTGAAACCATATCCATCAACATAAACTTGGATTAAAAAAATTTAAAAATAACGATAGTAATGTTTCGTTTTTGACTATGGCTATACAACGAGAAATAATGAGGGACCAGACGGGTCAGGAAGGTCTACAAGACCTTATAAATAATATTCCGACCAAAGGTACTATGATAGAAATTGGGACCTTTACAGGGGAATCTACGGTGATTTTCGGTGACCACTTTGAAAAGGTTATTGGTGTTGACCCTATGTTATCTGGTTATGATAAAAATGATATGGCTAGTCAATGTGATTTTAATGAAGTGTTCGATATGTTTGTTGACAGGATTAAAGAATATGACAACATCTCTTTAATTAAAAAAACATCAGATGATGTGGTATCAGACTTTGAAGATGAATCATTTGACTTTGTTTATATTGATGGTATCCATACCTATGACCAAGTAAAGAAAGACATAAAGAACTATCTACCACTTATAAAGAAGGGTGGAGTAATCGGTGGTCACGATTACGTTAAAGGTTGGTCAGGAGTTATTAAAGCGGTAGACGAGGTATTAGGTGAACCAGATAAAACTTTTAAAGACGGAAGTTGGATTAAATTTTTATAAATGAAAGTAGCATTAATTTGTGTGGCAAAGTTTGAAGACTATTATTTGAAGGAATGGTTAGACTATAATCAGAAGTTAGGATTTGATAAGGTCTTATTGTTTCAGAATGACTGGCGAACAGATTTAAAACATCCTGTATTAGAAAAATATATATGTGATGGTCAATCAATACAAGTACCATTATACAATGAAGTATTAAAACAAAATATAGAATATGATTGGTTAGCGTTTATTGATTGTGATGAGTTTATTGTTTTAAAGAAACATAACAACATCAAAGAACTAATAGAAGAATATAAGGACAGAACGAATGTAATAGGGTTAAATTGGTACTTCTTTGGAAACTTAGGTATTGAGTCACGACAAGGAGATAGTCTGTTAAAACCGTTTAAAATGAGAAATAAGACTATTGACCAACACGTTAAAGTAATCGTCAACGCAAGAAGTGGTGAAAGGATGCAACTCCCACACAACACAAATCGTCTGGCAATGGACACAAATGGTAAGAAGTTTAACGGACCATTCAATCCAAACGGACCTGATGATGTAGCTTATATTGCACACATTCACAACAAGACCAAAGAGGATTGGGAATTAAGATGTAAAAGAGGTAGAGCCGATTGTAATTTAAAACAAGATTTATCAGTATGGGATAACGAAATAAACATTAATAACGAAGTAGAAGATTTATCCGCTTACAACTTTTTATATGGGAATTGAATTTATAATACCAACGTATAGTAGAACAAATCATTTGTTTACAATTGTGTGTTCACTTTTGTCACAAACGAATCCAAATTGGAAAGCACACATAGTAGGTGATTGTGTTCCAAATGAAAACTTAGAACGTATCCATTCATTCTTGAATATGATTAATGATGACAGGATTAAGTTTACCAACTTACCAGACAGATATAATGATTGGGGACATACACCACGTAACTATGGATTAGAACACTCAACACTTGAATGGACAATTATGACAGGGGAAGACAATTATTATGTACCAACCTTTGTGGAAAATATGTTAAAGATGGGTGAAGGAAAACATTTTGTATTTTGTCAAATGGTACACAATTGGGTTGAGGATAATTATATTCCTGTTAATTGTAAGGTTGAATTTGGACATATAGATATTGGATGTTATATGTTTAAAACTAATATGGGAAATAAAATGAAGTTAGACACAACCTTTCCAGAATCGGATTATAAATTCATCACAGATTTTAGTTCCAAATATCGTCTGGCAAAGTTTGGTAAGGTAGAAAAAATATTATATGTCCACAATTAAGATAGAAATAAACCCAACAGTAAAACAGAAACAATGTTTCAAATTACTACTTGATGACCACACTAATATTGTGGTATATGGTGGTAGTGCTGGTGGTGGTAAGAGTTGGTTAGGTTGTGTGTGGATTGTAACCTTATGTTTGAAATATCCTGGTATTAGAACACTCATAGGTAGAACAGTATTACAACAATTAAAGATGACCACATTAAATACTTTATTTGAGGTATTAGAAATGATGGGGTTAAAATCAGGAACACATTACACATTCAACGGACAATCAAACGTATTAACATTTGACAATGGTTCATCAGTTATATTAAAAGACTTAGCGTATCAACCATCAGACCCTAACTACGATAGTCTTGGAGGTATTGAAGTATCCGCAGTCTTTGTGGATGAAGCAGCACAGGTATCACACCTATGTTTCTCAATCCTTAAATCTCGTATCCGTTTCAAGTTAAATGAGTTTAATCTTATACCTAAGATGTTACTAACTTGTAACCCTGGTCAGAATTGGATTAAGAAGGACTTTTATTTACCGTTCATACAAGAAACGTTGCCAGACAATATGTCTTTCGTTCCTGCACTCCCGATGGACAACCCATACTTACCAGCATCATATATAGAAATGTTAAAGGGTTTACCACCACAACAACGTAAAAGATTATTGGAAGGTGATTGGAATTATATGGATGATACCGATAGTCTATTTGACTTTGACAGTATATCAAGTTGTGTGTTCAAACACGTACCAAATCCACAAGATAAAAAGTATATGTCAGTTGACGTTGCACGTTTCGGTGGGGATAGGTCTGTCATATCAATTTGGAGTGGACTGGTTGTCTTAGAAGTTCTTGTCTATACCAAACTATCAACCACAGAATTATCGGACGAAATAAGGGAACTTATTGGTAAATGGGGAATCCATCCAACCAATATTATTGTGGACTCTGATGGTGTTGGAGGTGGTGTAGCGGATCAGATTAAAGGGACAAACTTTGTCAACAACTCATCACCATTACACAAACAGAACTTCGTTAATCTTAAATCACAATGTTATGTAAAACTAAGTGAGATGTTTAAAGAAGGTAAGATAAGTTTAAACCTATTGAATCCAACCATTATAGATGAATTAACACAGGAACTATTAGCGGTTAAGCTTAAGGACGTAGACAGAGATAATAAAGTAGCAGTACAATCTAAAGAGGAGATGAAGAAGATATTAGGTAAATCACCCGATATTTCAGACTCAATTATGATGGGTATGTACTTTCAAATAAAGAATTTAAAATCGACTGGCCGTTATGCCATTTCATTCATATGATAAAATTTAGTATAGACGAAAAACAATATGAAGTACCAGACTTTATATCAATAGAAAATTACGTTAAGATTTATAAGTTAAAAGACATTTTTAGTGAGGATTACTTCTCAGCAAAGATTATCAATCTGATTACAGATTGTCCCGTTGAAGACTTATTAGAATCAGACGCACAAGAGATACATTATATATCAGCGTATATAATGTCATTACTACCTGATAGTAAACCTGAATTTAAAGATAGGTTTGAATTAAATGGTGTTCACTATGGGTTCTTTCCACAATGGAGGGACTTAACTTACGCAGAGTTTGTTGATATGGATACAATCTCAACCAAGAAACCTGATGAGTTATTGAACTTACTACACATACTTGCATCAATTATGTATAGACCAATCGTAGAAGAAACGTCTGAACATAACTTTAAGATAGAAAAGTATAATGTGGACTCAATGAAAGAACGAGCCGAGTTGTTCAAAAAAGAGTTAGATATTACATACGTACTTGGTGCACAATTTTTTTTTATCAACTTCGCAAGGAAATATTTTCTTTATACCCAAACGTCTTTGATAACGAAAATCCCGATATGGATGAAGATAAAAATAGTGTGGAAGATGAGGAAGCTGATATGGGATATAGTTTTCAAAAAACATTCGGCTGGTTTATTATCACAAACAAAATTGCTGGAAACGATTTTACAAAACACGACATTATCTACGAAAAGAAAATAACTGAGATACTAAATCAATTATCTTATTTGGTTCAATACGATAGGGAACAGGAAAGATTAATGAAGGAAGCACATAAAAAGGGTTAATTTCAGAACACGTATCGGATAATTTTATATTTATAATTAAGAAATGAATATCAACTATAAACAAATATTGACCTACTTCAGTAGTATCGCCTATCATCACGAACAAATACGTTCGTTTGGTTTTGGTGACCTAACTCAATGTACGAACGATATTCAAACAAAACAAGAACCAAGATATACAAGAATGTATGTGGTTCCAACCAATGTTGTGTTTAATGAGAATCAAATACAATATGGTTTTAATATCATTATAATGGATAAGGTTGAGGATGACCTATCCAACTTAGAGGAAGTAATGTCAGATACATTAGAAATATGTACAGATATATGGACGATATTCTGGCAATCATATACAGAGGAATCAGGAGATTTTTCAAAGATTATCGTAGGTGATTGGGAACCGAATATAGAACCATTCACAGAAAGATTTGAAACCGTATTAGGTGGGTGGACATTACAGATTAATATGTCAGCACCGTTTGATTACAACGAATGTGACTTACCAATACAAGATGGTTTTAGTTTTCCACAAGATGAGTCCTATTCAAGTTACCTACAAATATTAGAGGATTGGAAAGGGTTTGCAGACGCACACGAACAGATTAATAGTTTTGGTTTCGGTGATGTAGAACAATTGGTGAATAATATATTAACGAAGAAAGAACCTCTTTATCCTCGTATATATTTTATTCCGAACGCAACAAAATTAAACGTAAGTCATTTTCATATAACATTCCAAGTAATTGTGTGTGATATAGTGGATGATGATTTATCCAATCAACAGGATGTATTAAGTGATACATTGGAAATATGTAAGGACTTATACGCTAAGGCGTATTTATCTGACTATGAGGTTGATTGGAACGCAAACGTATCACCTTGGCTTGAACGGACAGAAACCATTTTAGCGGGATGGACATTAACAATGAGTATTACACAGAAGTTTGATTACAACAGATGTGTACTACCAACCACATCATTTATTGAAAACCTTACTTGGGAAGAAGTTGCTGAGTTATGGAAGAATGTTGATAGAGAGTGGAAAAACGTATAAACACAAATATATAAAACATATATGGGACAATTAACAAATCTTTATGTAAGTAGTTCATTTCAGGGTCTATTAAAAATGACTGATAGTACTAATGGACTAACCAATACATTACAAACCGTTCAGACAGGTGACGGTGATAATTCACCTTTACAAATGAGTTTTACTGGAGTTAATATCTCTGGTTCATTCTTTATCAATAACGTTCCAATTACAAACGGAACATCAGGTACTTCAGGTACAAGTGGTATTGCTGGTTCATCAGGTTCTTCAGGAACAAGTGGACAATCAGGAAGTAGTGGAACATCAGGTTCTTCAGGTTCTAATGGTAGTTCGGGAACAAGTGGTTCATCAGGAACTAGTGGTAGTTCAGGAGGAACAGGTAGTAATGGTACAAGTGGTTCATCAGGTACTAGTGGTTCATCAGGTACTGACGGAACAAGTGGAACATCAGGAAGTAGTGGTACGGATGGAACATCAGGTACATCAGGTTCAAGTGGAACGGATGGTACATCGGGAACAAGTGGTTATTCAGGTACGTCAGGAAGTTCGGGAACAAGTGGAACATCAGGAACGAGTGGAAGTTCAGGTACATCGGGTTCATCAGGAACAAGTGGTGATAGTATATTTGCACAGACAGGTTCATTTTGGAACACAACAAGAAACGTTGGTATCACAGGTTCATTAAATGTTGTAGGTAATGATTTAGATTTAATATCAAGTAATACAACAATTGATAATAACTTATATCTTTCAAGTTCTGTATCAGGACAAGTTAATATCATTAAAGGTTGGGGTGAGAATCCAAACGCAGCTGGACCTGGTGCAACACAAGCAAATTATACAGGTTCAGTAAGAATTACAGGTTCAAACAATATGGTATCTATACCACAAATTAGGGCTACAGGTCTTGGTGGTGGTACGGACCAACAAGGTTATATATCAGGTTCTGATAATACAATTGCTTCTAATGCTTCAGGTATCTATTTAAATACGGGTTCATTATTATTTCCAAAAACAACAAACAACTATGTTGGTGCAAGTTCAGTTATTAGTATGAACTTTACCACATCGTCTATAGCAGGTGGTCACCCACTTGTTAATAATAATACATTATATGCAGGTGCAATAACACTTAATAGTAATAGTGGTTCAGTAACCGCTGTATCAACAAACTTATTAAATGGTGGTGGTCTTACATCAACACAAAATTTTGTTACAAATACAAAACCAACTATTGCTTCAAATATCATTAATGGTACAGTTACATTAAACCATATTAGTAGTTCAATTAACTATTCAAATAACTATAATAACTCACCCATTACTGTAACTAACCACATTAGTTCATCAGCAATTGCAAACAATTCAATAACTATTAATGGTAATACAATAATTGGTGGTGTTGGTGCATTAGGACCAAATATCTATGTATCAGGTTCACAAAACTCAAACGTTTCAAGAACCTTTAATAATAACTTATTAGGTGGTAATAACATAATTGTATCATCATCTTATGTTTCATCATCAAACGCGAACTTGGTATCAACCATTATATATGGTAGTAATTTAGCGGTTTCAGGTTCACACTCGTCAACTACAACAGGTGGTTCAGCGTTCTTCGGTAGATTTAATGCAACAGGTTCATTACAAGAAAGTACACAAGATAATGTATTTATTGTGGGTAATGGAGGTAGTGCAGGTACAAGAAGAAACGCAATACACGTTGATGTTAATAATAATATTAGATTAACAGGTTCAGTTAGAATATCTGGTTCACTTATTAACTTCGGTGGTGGTGATATAAATAACAATACAGCGTTTGGTGACAATGCTTTAACAGCCAATTCAACAGGAACAAATAACTTAGCGTTTGGTAATAACGCCTTACAATTAAATATATCAGGTTCATTTAACTTAGCAGTTGGTTCAAACGCCTTACGTAATAGTACTGGTAACAACAATATGGCGGTTGGTGCAAGTGCGTTGTTTCTTAATACACTTGGTGAAAATAACACAGGTGTAGGTGGTTCATCATTATATAATAATAGAATTGGTAATGGTAACCTTGCACTTGGTAGAGATACAATGTACAATAACGTATCAGGTTCTAACAATACCGCAATTGGTAAATCATCATTATTGAATAACGTATCAGGTTCAAATAATATTGTAATAGGTACTGAAGCGGGTTATAATGAAACAGGTGATAATAACTTTTATTTAGCATCACAACAATTTGGTAATGTTAATGCTGATAGAAGTGGTTCATTATTTTGGGGTCAATTAGATAGTACTACCGCAAACCAAAAATTACAGATTAACGCAAACACAGATATTAGATATGGTATAAAAGTACAAGGTAATGTACAATTTGAATCAGGTTCAAATAAGACTATGGGAACGGTAGCGTTAGATGGTGGAAACCCTGGTACAGCAACCGTATTAAATAATTTAGTTAGTCCAAGTAGTTTAATATTCTTAACCAAACAAACTAATAATCATCCTAATGCAGGTCCTGTTGTTGTATCATCAAAAGGAACAAATACATTTACAATAACATCAAACCATAACAGTGACACAGATACCGTTGCTTATCAAATAATTAACCCAATATAATATGGAAGAAATATACGAACCAACCCCAACACCAACACCAACTCCGATACCATTAGAAATAATAGAATTAAATAACCCACCAACTGAGTAATGAATTTAGAAGCAATAGCACCAGTATTAGAACAAATCATAAAGGAATCTCTTGAAGAAAAGAGGTATCCTTTTGGGTTTTCCAATTACAAAGGTGTTGGTAATAAAGTTGCTTCAGGTCGTTTAAGAGATAGTGTATCAGTTGAAATTAAACAAGCCTCACAAGGTGTGGATGTAATATCTGTGATGATGGAGGAATATTATCAATGGGTACAATCAGGACGATTACCAAACAAAAGATATGTACCAATTGGTGCGTTGATTAATTGGATAAAAAGTCGTAACTTAAAAGGAAGGAATAAGAAAGGAAGATATATAACAGATAAGAGTTTTGCTTTCGCAATACAAAAAAACATAAACAAATTTGGAATAAGACCATCAAACTTTTTGGACGTATCGTTAGAAAGAATTGAAAAGGATGAAAGAATCGTTGAACTAATTGGGGATGCGTCTTATGA